CGCACCAATTTTTGCTTTAGTAAGAATAGTTCTTACCATTTCTCTGTTGATTTCCGCTAGGATCTCAGCAGATAGAATGTTTGCAAGTTCTGCTTCAGCATCTAAGCCGTGAACAGCTTTAAGATCTTGCGCTAATTCCATTGTGTATTCAGCTTTAAGTGCTCTTGACTTAGCAGTTACAGTAGATTTCTCGATTGAGAAAGCCATTTCACCGAAAGCAGCACCAGCTCCACCTGACATACCACGTTGTTCTGCTGTGGCAGTCGGTAAACCTGTACCGAATGTGTTTGTGATATCAGCAGCTGCTGTATCAACAATAGTACCGTCAGAATCAGCATCAGTCGCTCCACCTAAACCAGTTGGTTCAGCTTGATGAGTTCCTGTTCCTGAGAAATCAGTATCAGCTTCGTCGAATAATGCTTCAGTACCACCTTGAGTGCTGTACTTAGACTTCATTGCGAAGATTAGACCAGTTGGACCAGTCATTGGTTGAACACCTGCGATATCATAAGCGATAAGGTTAGGCATTGCACGTCTTACTAGAGAGATTAAAACCGGATCAAAATTAGCAATATTAGAACCAGTAGCGTTAGCGTGTGCTTCGTTTATTTGAAAGTTTGAATGATTTCTTTCTTCTTGTAGGGCGATTTCTTGGTTTTCCAAGAGTCGAGCTGTAACAGCTTGCTTGTACTTGCTTTCTATAGCTGGAGCATCTCCGTGCTCAAGTACTGGCTGCCACTTTTCGACTAATTTATTATCTGCGTTAAACATTTTTGTTCCCCTATATTAGATAATTAGTTATTAGATTTAGTTATTGCTTGAGTATATCTGCTCATAGCGTCAGATAATTCAACCGGAGCTGTATCATCATTACCTATGGCTGCATCTACTTCAGATTCAGCTTCTTCAGTAACACTTGTAAAATATGATTCTTTAACAGTTTTTACTTTCATTTCGAAAGTGTCTTTGTCTTCAAAATCAATAGCTTCTACTAGTGATGCTAATTTTTCTGCTTCTGTGTCAGCAAGTCCTAAAGATTGTTCCCTTACAATTTCAGCTCTTTCGAAAGATTGAGTTGATGCATGTAAAGAAATATTTTCTTCTGTGGATTTATTGAGTGCTTCTTCTAGTTCAGTAACTTGGTCGGCGAGATCGTCGATTAAGTCTGCTTTACCTTCAGGTACTTCAATATAATGTTCCTTAAAGACTGTTTGTAAAGAAGTCATAAAGTCTTCAGCAATTTCAGTCCTAAGACCTGTGCTTACTGCAACTTCATTTTCTTTCATCCAGTTCTCTACAACATAGCTTAAGTAGTTATCTACTTTTTCTACGAGTGAAGTTTGAAGTTCTGTAACTTCTTCTTCAAGGTTTTGCGCGTACTCAGATTCAAGTCTGTCAATTTCTGCACTTACTTTACTTTGTAAAGCAGCTTCAAAAACTATACCAGCTTTGTCTCTAAATCCATCTGATAACGTAGCTTCTTCTGAAACTAAAGCATCTAAATCTTCTGAATACTCGATATGCGATACATCTGTACCTTCGTCTTCTTCAGTAGCTTCAACTACTTCTACGCCTTCGTTTGTTACCATCTTTTTGAAAATAGCTTGCGCTTCTACTTTCTTCGCCTTTTTCAGCATCTCGACTGCAGCGTTTATAACACCAGCTTTCGTTTTAGGAACAGATACTTCGACAGGTTCTTCTTCCTCTTCTTCCTCAGGCTTATCGCCTTCGTCATCAGATTCGTCTTCATCTTCGTCTTCTTCTTCTTCCTTAACTTTTGCTTTTGCTTCAACAACTTCTTCAGTGTCTTCTACAACTCCCTCGTCTTCAACTTCAGTTTCAACGAGCTCGTCAGTAGTTTCAACAACTTCTGAGGTCTCTGCATCTTGAGATTCGTCTATAAGGACTTCGTTTTTCACGTCTTCATTTGACATATTATTCTCCCAATTTAAAGGATTAAAGTTTAGAGAGGAAATTTTTAAACGCCTTAATCTCTGCCTCAGCTAAATGCTTTGACGGAGTACGCTTTATTTCAGTCTCAATCTTTTCAAGATCTTCAGCTACAAATATACCGTTATTCCATATCCAATCAACTCCTTCCATTATTCCATTGACAAATGCCCCTGGAGCGGAAGGATCTTGGACGATATCTACAGTGGCAAGCATAAAATCCTTACCCACATAACTAGTACCATTCTTTTGCTCAAGACTACCCATACCACGACTTGATACACCAAGCTTAACTCCACCATCAAGCAAACCTTCGACGATCTGCCCCATAGGGGTTTTAAGAATTGATGCTTTTCCATAAACATCACTTCCCTCAAATCTGAGTTCAG